CCCTCGCCGGCGGGCGCGTCTTACATTCTCCGCGCCAACAGCCCTGGCTGACTCTGCGTTGCCCTCCGCCACCCTGGCGTTGTAATCGCCAGCCCGTTTGGCAGCGTTGCCCTGTTGGATTTGACCGATGGCACTCGCGGTCGTGCCAACGGCCATCAAAACGAGTGCGAGTTCTGGACCCATTATTTCAACACCCGCGCATAGAGCGCACAGTCGCGACCATCCAGCGAATATGCCCTCATCCGCTCCGCTTCCATCGTGAAGCCCAACATCTCGGCCCACCGGTGCGCTTCTGGGAAATCACAATCAACCGTCATCTCAATCCGTTGGACATAACATCCGTCCAGAAATCCCTTCACGGCCCTGTGAACGCCGATGAACTGACCGGCGCCCATATTGGATAGAAACGCCCAGGCTATCGCCCTACCATGCCACTGTGGAAGGATACCAGCGGCGGCTACCGGGTCTCCGTCCACCAGTGCGGTGTACGACGGCGCGTCTTCGAGCACCAACGCGCTTTTCCTAGTTACCCAATCGCTAAGATACATCTGCGCTTCCTGAAGCGACAATTGAGCCAGATGACCAGCCTGGAAGGGTATGACCAACATCATCGATCCTGTGTTGACAACTGTGGCATAACCGCCTGAATGGTCACCGGTAAAGGTTTGTTCTGCCGGTAAAAAATATGATTGTCCGAACTGTATTCCCCGTCCCACTCGATCTCAATGTCGCCGCTAAACAACGAAACCGCCGTGTCCATAGGGTCACCACCCTCACGGGAGATGATGTTATCGAAACTATCGGCGTCTGGCCCAATCTGACCGCCAAGTGCCTCGAACACTCGCATGATGACCCGGTGTATTCTGTTGAACTTACCTTGCGCCGTACCGTCCTTGGCACCGGCGTCGAGCCTCAGAGTCTCAAAATCAGAATTATAGGCAAGACCGACTTGCGCCCGCGTAGTAGGCCGATCCAACGCGATGGCACCAGACGCCACCGTTTTGTCAGGGTGCGTGGCACCTTCCGACAGAATCGAAACCACTTGGCCCTCAAGATGACCCAAACCCGATATGGCCGAAACTTCTAATCGTACCTCACCGGCGCTGTTATAGGCGGTAAACGCACTAGAATTGATGGCGTTATGAATGTCACCGCCCAATGTGTAAGTGGTAAACCCTGTGCCGTTGACGCCCGATAACTCAAACGTGTTATCTGTCTTGTTGGCTACCGTATAACCCAGTCCGTTCAATTCGGTCATGCCGCTAGCGCCAAAGATAGCAATCTCATCGCTATTTGCCAAACCATGCGCGACGGCAGTGATCACCACCGGGTTTGCCCTTGTTGCACCTGTAATCTGAGAAGCAATCTTGACCTTGCTGAATAACTCGAAAGTATGAGTTTGCTTATTAGCAATTTTATAATTTTTATCGTTAACCTGAGTCATACCAACGACTTCAAGAATACGAACATCGTTGTCGTTGCTGAAACCATGAGACGCCGCCGTTACAACCGCCGGATCGGCGGCGGTTATGCCGGTAATGGTTACTGGGTTATCCAACGTCAACCCGCTATCTACAAAAAATGCATCTTCCTGATCGTTGGTCTCTACCCAAAAAGGCTTCAAATATTCGATATAACGAACCGTAGCACCGTTGATGTAACGATTGACGACAATGTAAACCTCATCGGCGTCACCGGCAGCGTTAGGTATCACCGCCACGCTCTCAATTTTTGCTTGGGTGACCCCGGCACTATCGCTAACGCCCCCGACAATATGCCTGTGCCAACCCACCACGCTCTGGTCGCGGTCATAAGTCAGACCGATCAACGTGCCATTGGTCAGCACACACCAGACAACCGACTGTGGTTCCGACTGATACGCCATTTCGACAATGCCGGTACGAGTAATATGCTCCGCGACCAGGGTTAAATCAGGTGCCTTGAAGCCGTCGTCCTCAAACAAATAGGCAAGTTCCCTGATCTTCAACTTGGACCGTTGGACGAATAGCAAGGCGCGACCAGCCCGAATAGGCGCGATGTTCGCGCTACCATAGGCAGTTGACCGTTTGGATTGGATGTTCGCAGGCGTCAACAACGCGCCAGCGTCGGACGGGCGAATAATCCATTCGCCGCCCACCGTACCGGCGAGCAAACCCTTCTCATCGTCGCTCATCCAAACGATGTTATTGACCTGATCAGCCGATAGCGTGTTGGTCATGGCATGATCGGCGGCGACGGTGCCATCGACATCCGTAGGTGCCATGTTCTCGAAATCGCCTGTACGGCTGATATCAACCCGCTGTGGGGTATCTACCCCGCCGCCGAAGCTGAGACGATTCTGGTGAAATGTAGACGCGGCGGGGAACCCTGTAGTGGTAGACCATACCCCTAGACGCCAATTAATTGTTGCCGTCGTTGCCGATGCGTTGGGGCCGTCGATAGTGGCAGTGACATGTGTGGTGTCGGCACGGGCTGTAATCGTCAACCATGTCCAATTCGCCGCTGCGTCTTGCCACCGGATCAGCCGCCCAATATCAGTAGTGAGAAACCCGTCACCGCCGTTGATGCCCGCTACCGCCGATGCCGTGACAGTCACTGACCCCGAAGTCGCTGACAACCCAAGCGTAGATGCCGTGACATTGGTGTTGAGGTACGGGCCATCAAGAAACGTCAGATCGGTGATTGTCCACGCGGTATCTGATGTTCTGGTGATCTTCCGAGGCTTATATGACGGGTGTGTAATATATAGTGTGTCGGCACTTTGAGTAAACTTCAACTGGAACAAATCGGCTGTCAGGTAAGTGGTTGTCAACTCAGTGACCGAACCAACCTGTGCGTTGTCCTTGATGAACCGGCAATAGGTATTGCCGAATTGAATGATGTACGCCTGGGTGGTGGAGAACTCAAACCGAACAATTCTGGTTGATAAGGAACTGGTTTTGACCTCGACAATATGAACCGTGCCGGGTCTCCGTTCCACCGGCCCCTGGATCAACGGAATGAAATTTTCACAGGTCTTCAGCCCGGTCTTGTACCTATCAAGATCGGGTCTACCATACAGCAATGGGGAAATCTCGCCCCCATTGAAGTTCGACTGAATGGGTGAAACTTTTGCCACGGGTCAAAGTCTCGCTAAGACCCAGGTGTCTTCCGGTGTTTCCTGTGGTGGACGCTCGAAAGCGTTTGCCCTCTTGGCTTCATCTTTGGCAACCCTATACCGACCTTCGGCATTGGTTTTCTTGGTATTGGATTGAGTGACTTTCTCAGCCACATCCATCGCGATCCGCGAAACCAACAAATCGGTGAAGAGGGCATCGAACTCGTTAGGATCGGTGACACGCCTCAAGTAAACGATATCGAGTCGTGACGCATCATTGGTAAGTATTTTACGCCCTTCGATTTGCCAATCGATATTAGCGTCAATACCGCCTAGCGTAACGGATGTGTTGGCAACACTCCGTGCCGGTAGCAACCGAATATAATCGGCTGGCAATGAAAAGGCGTTGCTGAATCCAAACGCGGGCGCGGCGGTGTCGGCAGCAATTCGCGTTCTCGACCGGGCAAAACTCCAGGGATGGGAACGAAGTTCGCTATCCCTGGCATGGACATAGACACGATTGCACTCGCGTCCAGCGGTGGTGTCCTCACTTAACGATGTGATCGCTTTCGTACCCAACCGCTGAAGCGCGAGATTGCAGACACCAACGGCATCAGTCATCTAACGCCCCATTAAACTACGTCGTAAACGTAATGGCCCCGGATGCCGCCGCCATGCCGCTGACATACCAGTTGGTCCCATCACAGAAGACATCCACCCGGTCACCCGGCAAGATCGTATCGGCAACCCAATTGATACTTCCTTCAGCGGAAGCCGGCACAGTGGCGCCAGCCACGTTATATTCGCCAAAGATAGTGTTGTCGTTCGACGCATTCGGGACAACGGTGTGATTGCCGCCAGTGACTTGAGTGGCACCAGCGATGAAGGTGAACCGCAAGCCAGCCGCTACCGCCGGCAACGTACTGACAAAAGCCGAAGCGCTATTGAGGATAAACGTCGATCCGCTTTCAGCGGCGGTGATGACGTTGGTAGCGGTAACAATTTCCGTGTTTGCGGAACTGTCAGCCGCCATGTTGAGTTCAGCAAGAGTCGCCGTGGTGCCGACCGTGTGAAGCGGATTCTCAGCCGCGACACGCACGGGTTTCCCCGCACTGGTATCCCAACGAATACCCCAGTCGCCAGAGGCCGGCGCATTCTCCTCAAGCGCCAACTCTGTGACCTTCTTGTACGCAAGCGCATAGTCGTCAGACATATCAACCTCTCAAGCTGTCGGGCGGGAAGTTATAACTTCCCGCCCAATCAGTTTAGTCGAGAACCCAGTACATCGTCAGTTCAATCGTACCGGTGCCGGCGGCGCCAGCAATAACAACGGTAATGGGGATGCCATCTCCATCGGCATCAACGACCGTGTTCTTGCCCAAGGCAGAGGTCGCTACGATATCAACCGTAGTGATCGAAGTCGAAGCCGCCGCTGCCTTCCACTCATCGACATCAAGAGCCACCACGGTACTGGAACTATTCTTATAGGCCGCGTGGCCGACCGACAGGGTCGTGCTGCCCCCAAGAGCGTCATGTACAAGTTGTCCCGAAAGAACACGGGCGTCGTTCGGGAGGTTGAACATCTCAATCACAGAGTCGGCAGCCAGAGACGATGCTTCATACAAGGCGTATGAGACACGAACGCGCCCCGCATGTTCTGATGGGATAATCTTCGTCTTGGGTGAATCTTGATCCCACTTGGTCTTTTGAACGCTATAGACGGTTGCCATGGTTTATGACTCCGAACAAGTGATGGCGACAACCTTCTTCTCCTCAACCCGTGTCGCGCCAAACGTCCCTTTGACGTAGACCTGGGTGGAGTAAGACTTGTCGTCACGTTCCGTGATCCTGGCAGTGATGTCGTTCCAGATGCCAAGGTGAAGGCCCGATTTCGCCCAACAGATCGCGGTACGGTCAGTACCCGAAAGCGCCAACCGCTGACTGTCGATAAAGTTAAAGCCCATGAACGCCTTGATGCGACCATCAACAAGAACCGGCTTATTGGTGAAGTCCAGACTGATTGCTTGGGTCTGACCAAGAAGGTCATCGTGCTGTTGAGCGCCGATAGCGCAGAACAGAGGCTCATTGTCCACATCGACCTCTGCCGCGATGAGCAACTGCATGGCTTCACGCAGCTTCGCAACGGTTAAGCCCCCGGCAGTAGTTCCCGCTGTTTGACCAGCGGGGAAAGCCGTCGAAGTTGTACCGTTCTCACCGGTCAGGGATGTACCCGTCGCGGCGGTAATGATCAGATCGTCCATCGCCCGCCCCAGGCTCATGGCGCCGTTGATGGCGTATGGGCTGGTGGGATCGGCAATGATCCGAAGTTTATCCTGATCATCAATGAGATCAGCCCACTCATAATCGGATGGGAACACCCACCGACGATCATGTGGGGTCTCGATAAGCGGTGTGTCGGCGTGACGAGTGGTCCGCTCCTGTGCGGTCACCGCACCGATTTGGTTCACAGCAGCACCCGACTTACCCTGGTAGCTGTCTTCCATCACAGCACCACGGAACTTTGACCCACGCTGTTGCAACAGCAACTCGACCGTGGATTTGTAGTCGATTACTGACCAGTCTAAAATTTCATTAGACATAGGGATAGCCTCGCTCTTGTTAGTTGAAACAAAAAGCTACTGGCTTATCCGCTATGGGGCGGGACCATTACTCAGGTTTTATAGCCGGCCCGACCGGGTTATCGGCGGTTACCCTTTCACCACCATAAAATATGGCGTGCTTGAACAGAATGCTATCGCAACTAGGATCAGAATGCAACAAGCTTTCTACAAATTAAATTTGCCATGGGGTTTACGACTCCTAGATGATTGTTTTTGTTCAGGCTCCAGGGCGACCACCTTCAATCCATTCTCGATGTACTGAGCAAATTCCTCGGCGGTCTCGATGATCTCACCAGCCGGCCTATCCTCTCGATAAGCCAGCTTCAACGCCTCAAGTCGAATTTGCTTCATGCCGCTTCGCCCGCGATCATGCGGGATAACGCCGATTTTCGCGCAACCACGTTCTTATGATTGGGATGCATCTTATCGAGCCAAGCCTCGTTGAACTCCTTGTCACCCGTGAGAACATCAAGCGCGGCTTTCGCCGCCGCCGGCGTCATAAGACCGGTTATCTGCCCTTCGCCGCTCTCGATAACGTCGTCGCCAATTTGGGCGCCCAGGCTGTCCACGAACTTCATCGCCTCGGCTGAACCCATGGCAGTTCGCAAACCGGTTAACTGATCGACGGTCATTCCAAGCGCCGCTGCCGTTTGATCAATCCTGGCAACCTTCTGATCAAACGCCGCGCCCCATTCCTTCTTGAGAGCGGCAGTCGCGTTCGTAGTGGCAATCTCAGCGTCATCCTTGGATGTCTGGATATGTGCGCTACTAAACTCAGCCCACGCCGACGCAATCGCCGTCGCCTGGACCTTGGAAAGCCCCGCTTTATGGAAAGTGTCACCCGCCCATTCAGCAAACTTGGTGTCCTCACCTTCAGCCGGCTTCAGTTCGTACCCTACCGCCTCTTCGGGCCGGCCCAACTTGGTAAAGAACTCATTATATTGTTCAGGCGTGGTGTCATCGGTGGGTAACATAATCGTATGGCCGGCCTTGTCGGCCCCAAACAGCTTTTCGAGGTTGCGATAGCTGTTAAGCACATTCTCGGTTGTGCCATTCTGAAACCCCTTGGTCTCAGCCCACCCTCTCAGATTCTCATTTTGGATAGAGGCAAGATCGAGATTTAATGGCGCCGCTGGCGCCACTGGCACCGCTGGTGCCACTGGTGCCACTGGTGCCACTGGTGCCACTGTTGATTCAGGGTTACCC